CTCCAGAAAAAGAAACTATCACATTTGGAAACTCATTGAATAATCTTTCAATTCTTTTGAGTCCTGCTTCTACAACATTATCTTCTTTATAAATCCTCATCTATTATATTATATTTTCTATCAAAAAATCTTTTGCTATTTACTTTTAGACCTATTGTATCACAATGTGCCTCAACAAATTTTGGATTGTATTCTTTACAAGAGTAAACGTCAAGTTGAAAATCTAGAGAATTATCCCACGTGTGTATCACAATGTGTGATGTTGTAATTAAAGCACAGCCAGTAACTCCAGGATTTTCTCCACCTACATAAGCAACGCTTGGGTTATGTGGAAATTCTTCAATTAGTTGCATGTCTAATAAATCAACTAAAGTTCTTAGCCATTTATCCATTGTAGAAACATCAACCTTTTGAGCCATTGTTCCTTTTAGTATTAAGTGTTTATGTTCTAGCATATTCTTGTATCATTTTATTATATCTTTTTGGATTCAATTCATATCCAATATAGTCAGCACCCATTTTCTTTACATACTTACATGTAAATCCAATTCCTGCAAAACTATCAAAGACAACTTTTGCCTTAGTTTCTTTTACGCAGTACATAACTAATTCTTTCATTCCTATATCTTTAGGAATATTTATATCAGTATTAAATGTTATAACATGGAAAGGTCTATCATTGTCATATCTAGCTTGTGTAGTCGCATGATATTTATGTCCGTATTTTGTGAATATATCAATAACTCTTGATGTGCCTTTTATAGAATACTCTATGAATACAGGTTTATTTTTATTAGATAACTTTGCCATCTTAATTAGAATATCATCTATAGTATTATCTACAAGTTTTCCTGTGTCTTTGTTTAATTGTGTTTGGAAAAACTTAACCATTCTTTGTTCCCAAGGAGGGTCTGTATAATAAATATCGTATTCAGGAAATTTATCTACAGTCATTATGTCTATGCATTTATGCTTCATCTCTTTGACATTAAAAAATTATATATATAGTCAGGGTCATACAAATCACTCATTCTGTTTTTAGAGTTTGGGTTTCCAACTACGCTTTTAAATCTAATTGTATCATGTTGTATTATTGAGGGTAAGTGGCAGTAAGCTTTCTTTTTTGATTTCTTAAGGCATTCTGCAACAAAAACATCATCATGTTTAGTGTATTCTCCTAGCTCAACTCTCTGAGCTTTCATTATTTCAATAAACTCTTTACTAAAGACCGTAGCTTGTAACCATAAGTAGTTAGGGAACTCTCCATACTTTATTCCTTTTGCATATTGTTCTTTTGGAAGTTTTCTCTTTGGAGTAAATAATGTCAATACATCTATGCTTTTACTTTTCATATCTTTAACAACATATTTTAAATAGTTGCCCAAGTAATTGCTAAAAACAATATCATCTTGCATATGTAATCTGTAGTCTGCTATTTGAGGTATATCTAACATACTATAAAAAGCATTTAATGGACTTATTTTTTCTTTATCATAATGTACTTTAAGAGGATATGTATTACCTAAAACTGTTGTCATCACATCAACGTGCAAAGCTCTTTCTTCTACTGCTTGAATAGTGATTTGTAAATCTGCAAAATCTTGAGCTCTATTTATTAAATCTGTTTTTTCTATTGATTCATCCATTATCCAATACTTGTAACCATTAGCATAATAATAGTTGTAGTATTTATTATATTTCCAATGCTCAGAAACAGAGTTATCCCACATAAATCTAACTACATCAAACCATTCTTTTTCTCTACCTTTCCAATTAGCATGTAATCTAGTGTAAGAGTGAGGATTTTCAGGCATAGTTTTAGCGAACTTAAACTCTGCTTGGTCTAGTAGTTTATCAACTTCTTCTTGTATCACTTTTGTAATTTAAATTCATGATAGCACTTTGGACATATAGCATCCATTTGTTTATTATCAGCATCTCTCATTCTGTTTGCAATATCAATAGCCATTTGCTGTGCTTTTTTTTCTATCTCTGCTTTTGTTATATCATCATAATTTGTTTCAGGTTCTAGTTCTGGCTCAAAGTTTATATCTTCTGGTTGCCAAACATCTAATCCCCAATCATTAAGACTTGTTTCATTAAATTCATTTGCTAATAAATCCCAATCCCAGCTCCCAGAACTTGTATTATCTTTAATAACAAACTCTTTTATCTGCTCGTCATTAAGATTATCTGCTTTAATTACAGGCACTTCTTTAAATCCTGACTCTTTACAAGCTTTATATCTCATGTTGCCACCAATAACCATCATGTTTTCATCAACAACTATTGGTCTAATCTCTAACATTTCTGGAAACTCATTTATAGATTCCACAAGCTTATAGAATTTATCATCCTTTATTAGTCTTGGATTCTTTGGATTGTTTTTTAGCTTGTTTATCTTGATGTATTCTATCTTCATCTTTAAAAAATTTTAGTAGTTTTCTTTCAATTATCTTTATTTTCTGCTTCATATTCATATTCTTTGTATAAGTTTCTCATTGTTTCTACTAGGTCTCTGACACAGCTTCCACAAGTTGATTGTTTTTTGTTTGTTTTAAAAACTCTATTATGTATTTCTAACAAGCGTTTCTGCTCATTGATATCAACAACACCTTTTTGTATATGAAAAAATCCTTTTAAATACACGTATTCTTCTTCATTTAAACAAAGAGGGTCTTTGTATGGAAACATTTGATTTAACTTTTCTTTTCTAGCATCACATCCACAATCTTTTCCAAGTTTATCAAATATCCAATCTGTTGCCTGTTTAATTCCTGTTGCTTTAGTAATCTTTTCTATGCTGTCTCCAAGCCCTTTACTTTTCATTAATCTTTTTTTTTATTTCTTTTATACAATTATTGATAGTTCGCCATACTACAACGTGTGATATATTTGTAGCTGCTGATAGTTTCCTTATGCTGTGAAACTTTTTTCTGTATAGATTAAACAATTTTCTGTCAAACCAATAAAAACTATCTACGATTTCATCTACAATACTTTCTATATCTACATAAGGCTCATTGTTTGCTTTTAATACATTAGTAAGTTCTTCTGCAACAATAACATCCTTGTCAGTACGTAAAGTGTCAATGAAAATATTATACATAGTTTTATATACAAACGATTTATTCAAGGAATCGTTATGCGTTATATCTGGAATTTTTATTTTTCCGTTGTATATTTTGCTATGAATATGTATGTAGAAATCATGTAAGAGGTCTCTTTTATTCATTTTGCTATTTCTAGTTATGTCAGTAGCCATCTTTAACCAAACTACTTCATCCCTAGCAAGTATGTGCATTATGTCATCTATCTCTAAATTCATTTAGCTCTAGTAGTATATTAACGAAATCGTCATACTTCAAAGCTATATAATCATCTTCAAAATTTTTCGTAAATACAACAAGAGGAGTTTTTCTAGTGCCAACAGCATCATTTTTGCTCTGCTGTAAAGCTTTCCAAATGTTGAGTTTTTCTTGATTCTTACACTCCCAACTATACTCAGATAATATTCCTGATGTAGTTAGAATGTCTCCTTTGATACTTAGACCACCAGAATTTGGTGTACGTCTAATATTACTATCAAATCTTTTTGCCAAATCTTTAGCAATCCTTAATTCAAATCTTTTTCCTTTCTTATTTGCGTTTAACATAAGGACTAAAATGTTTTCTAATTTCTTTCCCTAAATCTGAATCGTTAGGGTATATATCACACAAAAGAGCAATACTACGCTCAACAGGAGTATGAGGACTAATATAGTACGAGTCTTTTGTTTGCCTGTACTCATTTAAACTTCTTTTTTTATTTCCTGAATCCTTTTTCAATAATGTGAGTAATTAATATCCCTATGAAAAAACAGGTCATGTGTGTTAATGTTAATACTACTGCTATCCCCATGCTTTATTAAGTTTATTTTTAAGTCTTGCTGTTTCTTTATAAGCATCTATGTTCTGCAATTTTATAGAAATTATTTCTTTTTTCAAAACTTCTATATAATTATCCTGCTTTAAAAGTGTTGATAAAGCTGTTTTTAGCCCGTTTAAGCGACTTTCATGTATAGCAGGTATATCTTTGCCTCTATACTTGCTTTCAACCTCGTAAATAAGGATTTCTAAATTGTTCTTTGCGTGTATAAAATCTATGTCTATCATTGTTTTAAGTCCATTGTTAATAAAAACTCATCTCCTAGTTTTCTGTCTAGTGTTTTTATAGTTCTATAAATGTCAATGCTTTTTCTTCTGACCTCATCTTTTTCGTATTGTTTTGAATCAGAACCTAAATTGCAATACAAACTGCAATCTATCTCTAATAATTTTTCTATTTTCTTTTCATCTGTCCAAGATGTGTATTCCATGAACTTTTGTATATCATCGTATGTGTATCTCATAATTGTAGTTGTTTTATTTTTAATGGATTTACCCCTCCAATAGTAAATCCTGTTCCATCATTATAGTCAAACCTAAATGGTTGACCCAGTGGTGTTGGAGCACCTCCTGTTTCTTTATCTTTAATCTTGTATATGTGTACTTCTGTTTGAGTCCATAATTCAGGATGTCCTGTTAACCTGTGTATGCACATAAGGTTGTCAACTCTATTTGGAAATACTTGTCCACCCTCACAATCTGCTTTTCTTGGTGGTTGTATATGTCCAACGAGTGGGTGTTCTGGTGGAAATACTCTCCTTGCAGATTCTGTCATAGGGTGTATGCTGAGGAATATACTTTTCTTTGTCTTATTACAAAAGTTTCGTACATCATTGCATATATTATAATTCCTATCAAATTGATTAATCATTCTATTATGGTTAAGACCTGTTAATGGATCTATCAAACATCCATCACATTCTGTATCAGCAAATATCTTAAGTAGTTCTTTGTGGTCGTATAATCTTCTGTTATCCAAGAAAGTAAAATATTCATTTATTGTATCGTTTAATATCTCAATCTCTCTCCTTTTCATACTTGTTAGCTTATATCCTTTCCAAAATTGTATCACATCTCTTTTTAATTGTCCAACTCTATTTTCTCCTGACCAAATGCACCATCTCTTTTTGTATAATATGCTCAATGCTGTTAAATACCACATTGTAAATGCTGTCTTTCCTACATTGTCAAGTCCTAATATAATATTAAACTCTCCTTGCTTGTATCTCCAATTATCATCTAGGATGCAACCTATTCCTAGCCCTTGTTTAATCTTACCCTCAGCAAAATCATACAAGTAATTTAATGCTTCTGTGTTATTTGCTTTCATAATTTAGGGTGTTGCAAGTATGGGTCTATGTATTTTTTTGGTCTGCCACCTTTTTTTCCATTTCTTCTTCTCACTTCTTGCTGTTCTCTCCTCTCTTGTAGTTGCTTATCTAAAAAATCAATCTCTACTTTTCCATCATTAATCTTAACAATGCCTGACTGTATGATAGTTTTGTGTTGTCTTTTTACAATCTTACGCATTTGGTCTTCTGTTATATTGCAACCTTTTGTCCAATAGTAACATAGTAAATCTACAAATGCTCCTTTTGTAGTCTGTTCTTCAAAACTTACTTGCCCTGTTAACCACTCACTAGGGAAAAATTTAAAGTATGGTAATTCTGTCATAATCTATTATATCTTTTATTTTAATTGTTCTGTATTTCATTTTGTTATCTGGATATTCTTCTTGCTCTGCCAGATGCATTGTTTCTATAATCTTATTTAAACTAATAAGAATTTTACTCTTATTAAAATTATATGCTATGAAAATGTAAGTAGGTCTAAAATTTTGCCAATAGACATATCCGTTGATGTCTTTTTCTTTTAGTCTAACAACATATTCTAAGTTTTCATTTACTCCTGAGCCTTTACACTCTACAAATACTATATCATCTTTTGCATTGATAATATAATCTGGCTGTTTCTTGAGCCTATTGTCCATGTGTCTATAGTTAGGGTGTTTATAAGAAAATTCATTGTTATCTAAATATGGCTCTACTCCAAAATTTGCATATCTAATTTTTTGTTCTTTGCAATAATCTAGCAAAACTCTCTCAGAATCATTTCCATAATATTTTCTCTTTTCATAATTATCTTTATAACTCATCTAATATTTTTTTCTCATCTAAACTTAATTCATCCATTGTGTAGTGGTGTGTATTTTTTCCATAGCTATTTTCATTATCATAGTATGGAACTCTCTTTGCACCTAAATTACATCCTTTAGCTCTTAGGAGTAAATAATATTTGTTAGATATGAATCTTTTTGATAATCCATATTTATCACAGACATATCTAATTCCTTTGCCTTGTGATAATAATAAAGGGATAAGTTTTTTATCCTTATCCCCTATTTTGTATCTGTATTTATACTCGCTTGTCATCAGAAAGGTAAATCTGAACTAACTACCTCTTGCTTTTCTGCTGTTGGTGGTTTGTAAGTATTTACACTCAAAGACACATCCTTATCGTATTGGTCTTTTTCTTCCTTTATGTTGACATTTAATTTTACGTAGGTTTTACCCTCGTATGTAAAGAAGTGGTCTTTTGCCTTGTCTAGACATAATGTTACTGAGAGCCAATCTGCTCCCATCTTTTTGCCACCTCCACAATATACTGTTTTTTGTTTTTCCATGTTTATTAATTTATAGTTTAATTGTTTCAAGATATTCTCTACAGGACAAAACTCTTTGCTCTATAGCATCAATTATTTCTTCATCATAATCAATATCAAATATCTTTATTCTGTGTTCATCTTTTACATTGCTGTAAAGATACTTTTCTCTAAATTGCTCATACTCAAATGGATTATTGTCTCCCCCTGCGTATCTATATTCTTTTTGAATTAAATGTTCAGGAGTGTCCATTAAAGTAAAAATCAACTTAGCTTTCTTTATCCCTGTCAGATGCATATATGCTTGACATTGGTATAAGTAATCTTTGTTCTTTAACTCTGTTTCTAGTAGAGGAAAAGTAAAGCAGTCCCAAGAATTTTTGACCTCTAAAATGCAATCATCAGCAATAACATCTGGTGTTCCATGCATGTAGTCATTTTCAAACCACTCATCATTCTTGTATAGTTCATTATATCCTAGTTGTTCAGCAATATAATCTATTGAATTATCTTCCATAGTCAAACCCTTATCCATATACTTGCTATAAACTTCTTTTTGTCTATCATAGATTTTTTCAATATACCATTTCTTAAGAAACGTTTCTGTACCTGCTGACACAATTCTTTTGCCTGTAGGTTTAGTCATGATGCAAGAAATTGCTGAGCAACGTATTCTAAATGGCTTCATGATTTGTTCTTGAAATCATCTGCTTCAACTTCTGAATATACTCCAAACTCGTAAGCATTTACTAACTGTAATGTTAATCTATCCTTTAATCGCTTTTCTGCCATCGCCCATGGGTATGCCATTCTGCAATTCTTTGGACCTGCTTCGCCTGTTGACCATGCTATTGTGTTTCCACGTTTTGCATCTCCTAACAATGCCACATTGCTATTGTCATCTCTAAATACATCTGGTCTGCCAAATTGTATATTTTCTTTTACTGCTATCTTAATACAGGCATCGTGTGTTAATATCCAATTTCCTGATTGTTTGTGTTGCCAGAAGTCATCTTTACTTAGATTATACTTCTCAGCTAATTGTTTTATTTTCATATTGTTTGATTTTAATTATTGATTGTTTGATTATTAGAAAACGCTTAGGATTGTATCGCATCCCAATCATTTTCATTTGTTTTTCTATGTGATTTAATTCTGCTATATATCTATCCATCCTGTTTTGATGAATTTCCTTATCGTTAAAATTAAATTCGTTGCGTGAAACCATGCTCTTAACCACTCCTCTATTCCATTTCAACTTAACTATGAGGTTTCTCAACCTATCTTCTAAATAGTTTGTAGTTTCATGTGCCCACCACTCATTAATATTCTCATTGTGGTGTTGCTCGTTATGTGGGTGTGGATAGTGTATCATTGTTCTATGTATTGTTCCATAAATCTCATGATAGCTGTACTATAGTTTTCGCCATTCTTTTTACATTTTGTCTGGAATTTGGTTAGTGTTTCCATCTTCTCTGCAGGTACGTAAAAAGTCCTTGTTGTATATGATATGTTTCTACTCATTTTCTGTTTTTTTATGTTTATAAATATAAGGATAATTAATTAGATTTGCAATTTCATCCTTAACTCGTTTTTCTTTTTTCTTATGTTCTTGGATGCAAAAATCAAGGAAGTGAGGAAGGTCATTGTATAACGTTTCCATGTTCCAGACTATGTGTCCATTATCACATATTATATGTAACTCTCCATTATCAACCCATAAAGTTTCTGTTTCATGGACGTATATATGTTTTCTTTTAAAGTTGTGTTTATCAGACATATTTTCTAACTGTTAGTTCGTTTTTGTCTAGAGTAGCTGTTTTAATTAATCTACCATCTACTTCTAAATTGAATGTTACTGTACCATCTTTATTTTCTGTTCTAGTGGTTTCTAGCTTAGCAAATTGGTGGGAGTTACTTGCGCTTGTTCCTACCTTTATATGTTGTAAGTTGCGATTTCTAGCACCATAGCTCTTGCTTCCTTGATAGATACAAGCTGTTACATCTATCCATATTGGGTAACTTCTAGGCATGAGGGTATGTATTAGAGATTTGGTTAAAATAATCTTGAGATTCTCTTTGTTCTGCTTTCCATAACTCTATTTCATCTTCATCAAATGCGTAATTAATGTAATCAACATTGCCATCTGCTTCGCATTCTAGAACTATGTCTCTGCATCTTTCTTCAAAGGCGTATTCACAATAGTATAAGTCATCTGGGTCAATATTGTCATTTGCAAATTTATCAGTTATTCTACCTTGTTCATGTAGCCAATATATCTCATATCCATCAGCTGTGTCTAGTTTGTCAAAAATGTATGTTTTCATTTTTTACCTCCCTCTTTTACGTATGTTATTTTAGTTGTCCTATCATAATATTTGTTATAATAAGATAGGTAACATTCCATTCTATCAATAATGTCGTCTACCATAAATTCGTATGGCTCGCCATCTTTTACTTTTTGCATATACTTAATTAAGCTCTCAGTGTTAGTTTTAATCTTATATAACTCTGCAAACTCATCTAATGGTATATTAGTCATTGTTTGTATCAATCTATTTTTTTTCATTTTTACTTATTTATATCTATGTCCTAAAACTATTTTTATTTCTCCGTTATCTTCAGTTACAAATCCTTGAAACCTTTGCTCTGTTACTCTACCATTTTCTAAAGTTACTTTCTTTAAAATTTTATGAGTCCAACCATTTGCTTTAGTTTCTCCTATTAAATATAGTTGGTAAATTATTCCTGAGATATTAGATTTTCTTAATAATTTCATTTTTTTTATTTAGTTAAATTATTTCTATATAGGTCAATTAGTAAATCAAGAGGGTAATCTAATTTGTGTAACAGCATAGTTGTGCTTTCTACTTCGTTATAAAATTCTTTAGATACTAGTGTTTTTTTCTTTTGGTTTTTTATTGTTTTTGTTTTT